AGCCACGTGAAGACCGCGGGCGTGACGCCGATGGCGTCGATCGAGAAGCTTGCCAGCGAGCTCGCGGCGCAAGACCAGGACACCTCCATCAAGACCGCACACGTCGTGGGCGCGGCCATGGCCGACGGGTTCATGAGCCAGCTCGGGATGTACGAGAAGGTGGCGGCTCAGATTTCCGAGAAGACCGCCGCGTACCAAGCTCCGGCGGGCGCTGGCCTCGACCCGAGCACGGTCGAGCTCGTCAAGATCGCGCAGGAGGACCCGGCGGCGTTCCTCTCGCTCGTCAAGGAAGCTTCCGGCGAAGAGGAGATGATTCTCAAGCAGGCGGAAGACGAAGCTGCGGCGCAGCTGGAGCGGAACATCCTCCACAAGTCGGCGGAGCACTGGCTCGCGGGTTACGAGGTCGGGCGTCTCCTGGTGGCCGGCTGATGACTCCGTTTCGCGAGCAAGAACTGATCGAGGCGCACCGAGACCTGCGCAAGGTCGCGTTCGAGTATGTCCAAGGACAGGTCGACGCGTACTTTCGCGAGGCCGAGGGCGCTCTCGCCAGCGTCAAGGTCGCGAGTGAGCTGGTTGAGTTCGATCGCGTCCTGCTCAAGCACTTTTCGGAGGAGTGATGCCGCTCACAATTGACGACGTCCTGCGGGACCTCCCTCGCGCGCCAGCGACCGTAAAGGTCGCCAGCGTCTTGGGAGACGGACCTGTCACTTACGGCGCAATGGCTCGCAAGCTGGCTGAGTTGGTGCGCGCGGTGCCCGAGCCGGAAGTTTCGTGGGCCAGTCTCTACGCCGTAAAGGAGGCCGGTTACCGGGCCGCCTTCCGGGCACCTGTGACCGAGACCGAAGTGGATGAAAGTCAGCCTGGGGCGCAGCTTCGAAAGTTGGCCCACACCATCCGCCAGCAAGACAACCTGCGGGCGGTTCAGCTCTTTCAAAAGAGCGCATCGGCTCTGAAGGCTGTTCGTGGCCTTACACTTCTTCGCGAACGGACGTCTAGATGAGCGGCTACTACAACACCAAGTTGGCCAAGAAGGGCGCCAAGGGGCCTCTCCTCTCTCCGCAGGGCGTGGCGGACTTTATTGAGAAGCTCCGATACGCGCAACCGGCTCCAGGTACTTCGGGCAGTAAGACGTCTCGTATGGAGGCGTTTCTCAAGTACATGAAGCCGACGCTCGACGCCGCTCACGGAGTAAGCAGCGATTACAAGGCGTTGCACAAGGCTCTTGAGGATGCGGTCCCCGGTTCAGGGAAGTATCTCTCCAAAAAGATGCGGCGCGGGGCGCATCATTTGGGGGACTACGCTGGAGATAAGATTACCGAGGCTGTCGGAGCTTACGGGCCGGGCGCTCTTCACGCCGCGCGCGGCGGTGTCGACAAGCTCCGAGACGCAGTGCTTGGTCGTCCCCTCACCGCTTGGTACCACGACCCCGCAACAGCTGCAGGGGTTGGCCTTGGTGCCGCGGGTCTCCTCGGCCTGGGGGGATACGCGGCGCATCAGGCGCTCAACAACCAAAAAGACAAGGAACTGGCGGAGGCCCCGCCGGAGATGTCAATGCCGGAAATTGCGCGCGCAGCAGAAGACACCTCACTCGACAAGATCTCTTCCGCCCTCGAACTGATCGCGGACGAAATCGACGCCTTCGGCACTGCCGCCTTCGTCGAAGAGAAGGTTGCCAGCGAAGAGCCCGCCAACGTGTTTGGGCAGTTCTACGAGTTCTACAAGCGACAGGTCGGCGAAGAGCCGCCGGCGGCGCTGGTGGAGAAGCTCGCGCAAGACGCGGATGAAGAGACCCTGTCGGCGCTCGAAAAGCTGGTCAAGCGCGCGGGTATGGAGCGCCCGACGCCCCTCGGTGAGCCGAGTGAGGGCGGCGGGTACCGTGCGCCGCCTTCGTCGCGCGACGACGCGATGAAGACAGCCTGGGAGCAGTTCGAAGAAACCCTGCTCAACTACGAAAGCGCCTGATCGTCGGGCGCCTAATATCTCAACGAGGAAAGAGAGCAACAGATGAAGCTGAACAGCAACTACGACCTGATCTCGGCGACCCCGCTTCCCGGCGGCCACGCGTCGCTGTGGATCTCCGACGCTCTGGCGCAAGAGGCGGCCACGGCGATCGACAACGGCACCGGCGTCACCACCCCCGACGCGCAGGGAACCCCTGTCCCGGGCACGATCGTGCCGGGCATGGCCGTCACCCTCAACAGCAGCGGGTACTGGGAGCTCGCGACGTCTCCGACGCTCGGCACGCCGGCGCTCCCGATCCTCATCGGCTTCGTCCACGGCGGCGACGACGACTTCGACGGGGCGTTCACGGGGAAGCCCGTGGTGCTCTGCGGCTTCGCCGAGTTCATCACCGACCAGTTCACCGGCTCGTCCTTCCCTCCCGGCACTCCCCTCACCGTGGCGGCGGGGCAGTTCGTCGCCAAGACCTCGGCGTCCTCTACGCTTCAGGTCGTCGGCTTCGTCGGCAACCGTGGTCTCGCCAACGGCAAGCTCCACGTGGTGTTCGTCCCGACCACGCGCTGAACGCAAGACATACCTAAGGAGACCTGGAGACCATCATGTACAACACGGAAACCGTTCAGGCGAACGCCACGCTGCTGAACCAGAAGTTCGTCAACATGCTCAGCTCGGGCAACACCAAGCTCGCGGAGGAGGCCGGTACCGCCTTCATCCGCAGCATCGTCCGCCAGGAGGCGGCCGTGCGCATGGTGCTCCCGCCGCAGCCGCTGCAGGACGATGAGATCGACCGCGACGTCGACTCGGACGAGCCCCGGAAGATCATCGAGAAGGAGCCCGACTCCAGCGCCACCTACGTGCAGTTCGACGGCACGCCGCGCGCTCGCTGGTTCCGTGGCAAGCGCTACGTGGTCTACTTCGGGAAGACCCAGTCGGACCTCTTCACGAAGTCGAAGTTCAAGCTGATGACGTACCAGAACGACATCCGCAAGATCCTCGCCGACAACAGCGTGAAGGACCTCGCCGACCAAGAGGACCTCTACTTCCGGCGCACCTGCCTCACCCTGATCAACCGCAACGCGGCGAACCAGCGGACCCAGGTCGGCGCGTTCACCAACGCGGCCTTCGTCAAGGGGTTCCAGGCGCTCGACAACCGTCGCCGGCCGATCGGCAAGATGCTGATGACCAACTCCCTGTACCGCGAGGCGATGAACCTCCCGGCCACCCTCGTCGGCGAGTCGATCGCGCGCAAGCACTACGAGGAGGGCATCGACAAGGAGGAGAAGCTCTGGGGCATTCCGGTGATCACCACCGCGAAGACCGACATCTACAACCCCCGCGAGTGCTTCGTGTTCTCGCCGCAGAACTTCCTCGGGAACTTCTTCCTCCTCCAGGACGCGACGCTCTTCATCGAGCAGCGGGCGGACATCATCACCTTCTTCTCGTACGCCGCGCCGGGTATCGGCATCGGCAACAGCGAGTCGATGCAGCAGATCATCTTCGATCAGGTCCCCTCCGCGTCCTGATTGTCTCTCGCCGTGACGGACGCGTAGGGCTATCCTAAGGGCATGCCCTACGCGTCCGAAGCACAGCGGCGCTTCTTCCATACCCCGACCGCCCGCGAGAAGGGCATCACCCCGGCAATGGTCCACGAGTGGGACCAGGCGTCAGAAGGCGCCCGTCGGCCTGTGGAGAAGCGGGCGTCTCCGACAGGCTCACGGCCGCCGGTCGCCAAAGCTCCGCAGCCGCCAAAGCCGCCCTCGTTTACTAAGCAGAAGCCTCCACAAGCTGAGCGCCCAATGGTGCAAGAGGCGCAGTTGGCTCCTGGGCCGCTCCGTGATCAGGTGGCCGCGCACGGATCGGATGCCGCTGTCGGAGCGACGGACCGCGTCTTCGGCAACAACAGCGTAACCATGCCCGTGACGCAGACCTGAGCCCATGCGAACTAGCGAGCAGCGCCTCAGCTATCAGATCCCGCTGTCGGAGGGAACGGGGACGGCTTACCCCGCGAGTCGCTTTAACGGGGCGTCCCGCGAAGAGGAGGTTCCTCTTGGGGTTGGGTCCTCGTTTGACGCGAACGACTTCTTCTCGACCTTCGACCGCCCGATGGACTCGGGGCCGCCGTACGCCGTAAAGGGAGCTTCGCACGCGGAGGACCGTATTGAAGAGCGCACGCCGCTGCCGCGATCAACAATTCGTCCGCTCCAGGCGGCCGTCGACAAGATGGGTCTGCCGCCGGGTAGCTACCACCTTCCCCTTCGTGACAAGGACGGCAAGGTGGTGGGCTACGCGCAGTTCAAGGCCGTGCCGCGTCGAGATCGTCCGGTGCTCGCTACGGTGCTCGGCAAGTACATGAGCCCGAGCGGACAGAACATCGAGTCCATGATGAAGACGAGCGCGCAGCCCGAGACGAACGTATCGCCTCGCTCGGAAGGGCTCTTTAGTACGGATCAGCTCGACCCCCGTCGCCCGGAGTCTCGGGCGTGGAACTTGGCTCACCAGATCGCCGGCCGAAACGAGACTAAGGAGTACGAGACGAAGCGGATGTTCGACCAGATGTCGCACACCTTCC